ATTTAAACTATTAGACATTAAACTTATAAAGTTCAGTGGTGCTATATATCTATGCACTGGTTCAAGATTACTGATAGACCTATCATAATAAGCACTCGTTACTTTTAATGAATATTTATTACTTAAAAATAAATCAGGTTTAGTAATCAACTTACCTTCATACTTTATAGCCTTACTAACTTTTACCTTTTTAAAAGGGATGCCAGTGGCTATAGCTACCTTATCAGATCTAAACCTTAACAATGCGTCATGGTTGTTGGGTAGTGAAGGTTGTGCTTCTTTTATAGTTGGATTATATCTGCGTAACATATTAGCAGTTAACAGACCACCCATACCTGCACCATAGATAATCATCTCTTGAACCTAATTCTGCCTTTTGCGAGATCCCATGCTAGGTCTTGACGTCTACCACCTTTAGATATAAATTCTTCATAAGTTAGACCCTTATTTTTTATAACAATATCTAAAGAGTTAAAGCCATGACTTTCTCTACGTCTTGGGTTTACAATTAAGTCTGTGGTAAGCTTTCTACCTTTAAAAAATGATTTGCGTCCACGAGTTTCTTCACCATTTAAACTTCTATTAGACTTAGGCTTTTTAGTAGGCTCTGGGTCAAGCTTACGGATGATACCTTCAGTTCTTAATTTTTCAAAAAGATTCATTAGTCGCTCTGCTGCTGTTCTGCGGTCAGCGAACCTTCTAACCTTTTTAACTTTTGTTCTATCGGTATAGCTATTATAAAGTTCTACCATATCATCAGAAGTTATCGTGCTGTAATTATCAATTAGGTCGTTTATGTTCCTGATTAATATACCTGATTTAGCATCTTCTTTAGCTTGAGTTATTGTCTCAAAACAAGATACAGTGCTAAGTTGATTACTACTATACTTTTTTAAAAATAATTTATATATCGCCATTGTCTGTTCCTTTCTCATCTTTAAGTTTTGATAAAATATTATCTTGTGAAGTTAAAAAACCTTGTACCATGTTCAACAGTTTTTCTTGTTGTGCCATAGCCTTTACAGTATAATCTATGTACTCATAATAATCTTTTTTCAATAGATCGTACTTTTCTTGTGTTGTTATTTCAGCTACATCTATAGCCTCAATATACTTCTTAATATAATGCATAATTTATTCCTTTCTCAATATTGTTAGTATTATTTAAAATCATTTTAATTACAACATTTATTTTCCGTCAGTTAAAGTCAAAGTGTTTCAAAGTTCTTGGTTGTACTATGTATAATTTATTTTTAGCCCTAGTTATAGCCACATACCAAACTCGTAACTCTTCATCACTATAAATATTATCAAAACTTTTTTTGCCCATATCTGTCAATAATAATACATTATCAGCTTCACCACCTTTAATTTGATGGATGGTGCTAATTATTATTTTAGGCTTATCACTAAACTTTTCTCCATTGCGTAAACATGCTCTTAAATATTCTCTATCTTGGAGTGGGATTAATTTTAAAACTTTAAGCCATGATTGTTTTAACATATCTTTAGGCAAACCGATATCATTAACCCCATAAGTTTCAAGATCTTCTAATTTATGTTTAATGGGTATAAATTGTAAAACATTTTTAGCTTCAGTTATGGATAACTTATTACCTTTGCGTAAACTTTCCCAAGATATTATAGCCCTAGTTATATCTGTACTTAGAGAACTATTGTTATGTATGATGTAACCTCTGCCTTGTTGTATGGCTACTTGTTTGCATCGGTTGAGTAGATACTTTGACCTAGCTAGTAAAAGCCAACTACCCTTTAAATTAATTTCTTGTTCATTAGCTACCCACTCAACTGCACCTTCATATTCTCTTGGGTGCCAAGTTTTAGAATATCTCTTTTTTATTCTTTTTAATATTTTATTAGCTAAGTGGTGAATGGTTGATGGTATCCTATAAGATTGTGGTAGAACTATCTTGTTCCCTTTCAAAGATAAAAATTTATTAACATCCGCACCAGCCCATCCAAAAATAGCTTGGTCATCGTCACCAGCTATAAAAACTTTTTTTGCAGACTTAGCTAACCTAATACCTAGCCTATATTGTAAGGAAGATAAATCTTGCGCTTCATCAAATATACAAACATCAACAGGTAAGTTGCCTTCATACTTTTCTAACATATCTGTAAAATCAAATAACCCAAACTCATGCTTATATTGTTTTAGAGTTTGTTTGTATTGTTCTACGGCATGATAAGTTAAATCAGGAATATTAGATAATTCAAATTGTTGCTCGGTTGTGCGCATTGTCATCCTAGCTAGTGCATCTACCCTAGCACATTTATCTCCAAGACCATCGCCCACAGGTAACATTGTAACCTCGTCATAAATACCTTTAAAAGTTAAACCCATAGCCCTACCAAATTTTTTATAATGACTAGGTGTCATAACTTCATCAGACCTTAATCCTAATTGTTTAAAAGCTAGAGAGTGTATTGTTCTAAAGAACGGCATTCTATCTTCATCAAACCCAAACCTAGCTATGGCACGTTCTATGGCTTCATTTGCAGCTTTACGAGTAAAGGCTAAAAATGCAATGCGTTCCGGAGGTATGCCACTTTCAATAGCTTCATTCACTATATTTAATAGAGTAGTAGTTTTACCTGTTCCAGGAGGACCAAGTATTATATTTACTCTATGAGAAGTCTTTAATAAGTTTACCATTGCGAATCTTTTCAAGTTTTAGTTTAGCAGTACTAACCCAACCGAAGTCTTCAGTTTTGAATGTACCATTTTCTAATATAATTTCTAAAGCCATAAATAATTCAGCAATGTCATCGTCAGTTAAATCTTCTCTAACTCTACGGAACAGCTCTACATTTTCATGCTTGTTCTGCCAGTTAGTTAATCTCCATGATTCAATTGGTGGTATTGTCATTTTGTATCCTCCTCATTTTTAAATAATTTGTTGTACCATTTCATGTGTTCTTCCATAACATCTTGTGCTTGTGTTCTTATTTCAATTATTTTCCAATTTTTATCAAAAACAGCATACTTGTCGTAGTATTCATCAGTTCTTGGAATCATAGGCATAATATTTTGCATCCAATAAGTGCTATTGCCATCTTTATATTTTACACCTCTAGAATTAGTTTTTTTATTATTTACAAACATTAAAAATCCTCCTGTATTGTTGATGGTAAGTCTAGGTCTTCTTCTTCATAAAACTCTGGTGCTGTAACGGACCAGACCTTCACAGGCTTACCTTTTATTTTAAAAGTTTTACGTTCTGCTCCTGCATCTCTAAGCCAAGACCATATTTGATGTTGGTTAGAATATTTGTACCTCCTAGTTTCTAAATAGATGAAAAGATCTTCAGATCTAAAAAATACTCTTTTAGTTTCTGTATCGTGATAGGGTTTACCATTCATTATTTCATCTCTATGACGAGCCTGCACCTTACCAGTCAAGAAAGAATCTAAGAATCTTTCAAACTGACCTTTAGGTGAAGCATCATCAGGATCTTGTACAATCTCTACTACTTCAAGTAATTCATTTATACGATGTTCCCATCTTTGTGCAGGCATAGTGGATGGGCATTTGTTTAATCTTTCTACGCAAAGCTTTTGTAACTTGCGTTGGTCTAATAATTGGTCGGTTGTAGTTTCAATACGTTCCCCACCTATTTCAATATACCATCGTACAGATTCTTTATTTGTAGTTTCATATTTAGTGATACTATCTATTTCTATATTGGCTCCTGACATGTTTGAACCAACCCCAAACTTACGTTTAATACATTTAACTCTTTCACAATAGTTACAGATGGGTGCTTGTTTGCAGGTATATTCATAATCCTTTTTAGCTACACCTTTAACTATACCACTAACCTCTGAAGCTGATAAGGGAGGTTTAACATGTTCATAGTTATGCTTCATGACGTCTTCTTGCCAATCGTCTGGATTCTTTTTTCTATAGTAAACTCCTACATTGAATAGGGATACATTCCTCGTACCCTCAGGGAAGCCCATAGTAGATAAATGTTGTAAGCATGGTGGACCATCTTCAAACATATCTATGAGTCTTGGTTGGTAGGATTGTAATTTTTCTAAAGTTGTTGTTTTACTTTCTGCATAATCTAAAAATTCTTTTAGCGATAATTTTTTACCATCTTTAATGGCATATCGCTCTGAGTTCTCGCCACCATGATAACATAAGTTAATCCAATTACCTCTATCACGTTCATTGGCTCGGTTAGTTTGTTTAGGGAATATCTCTACACCACCATAGCCTAATTGTGCTGCGAACTCATTTAACTTGTTCACTACCTTAGTAGCTTTAACAGGAGGATCTAAAAATAAATAAAGATGCGCACCTCCACTTTTACTACGGCATAGAACTAATGGGGTATCTTTTATTCTTTTTTCAAGATCTTCTAATTTTTCATTTAAAGTTATAGCACCTTTAATATCTATATCAATCGCTCCAAAGCTACATGTATTATCACTCTTCAACATTATGATGCCTAATATATAGTCTTCACCATTGAGGTGGTCTTGATAATTTTTAATGGTGGGAGGTTCAGATATAGTTAAAGCTCTGCCAGACAACTTACCTTCAGCTGACTTGTTGAATACTTTATATTGACCATAAGCATGTTCATAGCCACTAAAGAGTTTCATAAACCTTTTAATGTTATCTGGCACGAGCTCTTCCTCTACATTACGTCAGAGTCATTATCATCATCTTTAGAATCTTCTGGGGCAACTTTTACATCGCCAGACTTAATTTGGTCTCTGAAGGCTCTAGCTGATAAATAGATTTGGTCACCATTTTTAAGTTGTTTCATGATGCCACCACTATCACTATCAAACATAGGTTCAACATCCCAACCAAACCATTCACCCTTATCATTACTCATAGGTACAGTCTTTAACTTATAAGCATTATAAAAGATAGCAGGATTAAACACCCCATTACCATCAGGCTTAGGAACTTGTAGAGCAGCAGTCATACTATTCCATCTACGAGCAACTTTTAACATACTACTTGTCATAGATATTAAAGCTTGAGTAGTGGCTCCTGTTTTTTCATCATACAAGTATACAAAGTACTCTGCTGTAGTTAC